CCTGAATGTTGGTATGATTATATTTAGGAATAGATGAATCCACCCCCAACAAATTATCATCACCATAAGTGCCCAATCGCACTAATTCACGGTATGGCGTGCCAACCTTACGCGGATAGTTTTCAGCAATAATAACCTGAAAAGCCATGCGCATAAGCAAACTATTAACAATACTATTGATCTCGACTGTTAACGGTTGTCCAGAAGGTTGGCCATTGGCAGCACGCAAAACATGCCCCTGCCACAATAATGTAGGAGAAACTACTGAAGACAAAGCTCCTGTAAGAAACTCCAAATCGGATTGAGACATGCCTCCTCGACGTGCCATCTCAACAATTATCCACGCAGCTTTATCCAACAAAGCTTTGGGTAATTGGGTATCATATCCAGAAAAGTCTCCACAGACAAAATTGGTATATTTACCTCCTCGGGTAATGTAATGCTTGAATTCTTTCCATTGTTTACTCTGCGGTGTAACACCAACGAAACATTCACTCAATTGCATGTTATTTCTCAAAATATGCTTAATAGGAATAATCCCACGAGTCATATTCAAGAAAAACACCATATCATTCCCGTAAAAAGATCGTGTCTTTTCTTCTGCCTTCTCTAAGGGTAATAGCTCATTTGTTTTCGAGCACCTCTTAAAAGGATCAAAAGTACCACGACCATTCCTCCAATCTAACTCTTGCTTATTAATATCAGCTTCCATATAAGGCAAAAGTTTTCTAACTTCTAATGGATCGCCATCAACTTCCATATCATAATGACGAGTCTTATTCCCTCCATAGATCCAACCAGCAGATGAGGCATTATTAACACCACCAACAATACCAGTTTTATCTCCTTGTAAGGCTTCTTCAACTGAACGAACTTTAAAGAAGTCACGATCTTGCTTCAGTTTATTAATAACTGAATTAAAATCTATGCCATCGCAGGGAGTACTAAGATAATCCTCTGCTGCAGCATCTAATAAATAAGAAGGAATATCGAACTTAGGATCATTCAACTTCATAAGAGTCGAATTAATCTGTTTAAGTCCATTAGGTGCAACCGGAGGTTGCGATGACATAGGTCCAAAGGCATCAATTAAGTTAGGATTCTCATTCCTAAAATAATGCTTTTCAGCACGATCACTATAAAGTGATTCACCTTTGTATATACAACCAATCTCCTGTAAGGGAGACAATTGTACACCAATGTCATCAATTGCTAAAGTCGGAGAACTATCATCAAATTCAAATCCAATAAGATTATTCTTCATGACAAAATTCTCAGGAACCGGATGAGCTATAAATTGATGCGATTTCTTCAATCGCACCAAAGCATCATCCAACATCACTTTATTAATCCGAAGACCAATCCAGTAATCTGTTCCTTGACCAGCAACATGAATTCCCAAAATTACATTGTGACCATTGACAATAATGGGAGATCCACACATACCTGATTCAGACGCTCTGTTATTAGATTGACACATAATAGACGGATATCCATCATAAGTCTCTCTACCTTGATAGCGAATGATATCTCTCCAACCTTTCTCATTCAATCTAAGGTCAATAATCTCACAATCGCCACTCAGATGTTTAACGATCTCAGTACCACCCGCACGCATGGGATGAGGAGTAATTGCAAAATATTTAGAGAGATCTGCCTGAACAGGCATATTCGGCATATAGAGTAGAATTGCATCTAAATCATTCCCCTTATCGTCTTTAAGACGAACATAATGATTAGATGACAATCCTACACTCCTATATTCCGAACAACGCTTCGAATAATCTGAACAAATTGTAACAGAAAATAAATTCGAAGCTGGAAGTACATGATGTGGAATCAAAATACAAG